ATGCCTGTAAGGTCTTCATAACCTTTGCCAGCAGCTCCTTGAATTTCAGCTGTCGTACCCAAAATATCTTTAACAACTGGTAAAGCTAACGCTGCAGTTAGAAACAACCCAGTTCCTTTAACAGCTGGATGTGGAGCCGCATTTGCTGCCTTTGCAAGCCAAGTAAGAGATAAAGCAGCAGCACCTCCCGTTACAACACCTCCTACAATTTCTTCTCCTTCGTAATCAAATATTTTTTCTCCACCTATACCTTCCATATCTTGTAAATCTGTAATATTTAATTCTCCGTTTTGGTCTTTTAACAATAAAGAAGCAGCTGCGTTTTTAACTTTTTCTTCTGCTTGTTCATCCCTACTTAAATTTTCCATAAAAATAGTACCATCTGATGTTAATCTAAATGATTCTGATTCTCCAAGTGCGTTAATTTTTGCTTCTAATATTCTTATATTAGCACCATACTCTAAATCCTCTATTTCTTGTCGACGTTTTTCTTCTCTTAACGCTATCATATCTGGGTCTGTTGCCATAAATTTATTTTGTGCTTGATATAATGCTAACGCTGAATTGTTATTTTCTATAGCCATTGCTTTTTCATGTTGAAACTTTGCTTCAATCATAGATTTTTCAAAAGCCATTGTTTCTAATCTATCTTGAGCTTCTCTATAAGGTTCATTAAATTCTTTTAACGCACCTAAAATTTCAGAAAGATTCATTATAGTTTCTCTACTTCTACTCATTTTAGTACCCTCCGTACATAGACAATAAAGATTGTCCGTAATTTGATTTTATTCCTTTTTCAGCAGCATATCTGTCTAATTCAAATCCAGCTGACTGTATATCTCTTACAGCACTAGCTTCTCTCATTTGCAATCCAAATGCTGACTCCTGTAATTTTAAACCTCTCATTTCTTGTTCACGTTGAAACTGATTTTGACTTTGGTCCATTAATTGTTGACCAGCTCCACTACCTGCTAAGTTAGTTCTTCCTAAACCACCTAATGCTTGTTGTTCTTGTATGCCATATTGGTCAATAGCTCTAGATTGTTCCATGCCTGCAGCTTGATTCATAAAACTTCTTTGTTGTGCAAACTCTGCTGCTTGTCCTGATTGAGCACGTTGCAAAGCACCGTATTGTTCGTTTAATAAAATTCTAGCACGTTCTCTTTTTCTACGTTCACGTTTACGTTTTCTTCTACTTCCAAAAAATCCTGCTAATGCTCCTATACCAATAGCTGCCCATCCCCAACCTGGAATAGCTGCTAAAGCTCCTGCTGAACTACCACCAGTTATTGCGGATGTAGTTGCTACACTGCTAGCAACGTTTGCACCAGTTTGTATAGCTGTGTTTGTATCTTCTCCATATTTCATTATTGTTCCTCTCCGTATTTATTTATTAACTTATCTGGGTGTTCAATAAAAACTTGTCCTAAGTCATCCATGGTATTTTGTATAGTCCAATTTACCATTTTCGATGCTTGTTTTTTAGCATTTTGATATATCATTTCATCTCTTTTGTCGTTTTCTTGCATCATAAAATTTTGTATAGTTTTGTCATAATAATTTGCTTTACTTGGCATATCTGCATCTGCTCCTGCCCAATGTGATTTTAACCAAGCATCTTTTAGTGAAAACTCTGTAGTTCCTAATTTATCTAATGGAAAACCACCTTTTTGTTCTTTATCAGCATAAAATATTTCTGTCTGTAACTCTGGTGACAACTTAGTAAAATCAGGATTTTCATGGTCTATTCCTGCTAATTCTTGTTGAAATCTTTCAGGCATAACACCACCATAAGCTTTATTACTATAAAATCTTTTATATCTAACTAATGCATCTTTAGCTGCACCTGAACCGCCATCACTTGTTTTTTCATATTGATATATTCCTCTTCCTGGTCCACCAGAAGTTTGTGCTATATTTTTTCCTTTAGATTCTAACTCTACTACTTCCATAGCATGTAACTGCAACATTTCTGCTTGGCTAGCTCCTCTTTCTTTTGCTATAATTTCAATTACTGATTGCATAATATTTCCTTTAACTTGGTTTTGTTATTGTTATAATAAAATCGTTAGTTACTTTATTTTCTACTTCACCATCATTTAAATAAATTTGTACTTTATTTTCAGGTAAATCTTCTTTAGGTGGTGCAATATTTATCTTGTCATATACTTTAGTTTCAGGATTATATAGTTTAACCATATCTGGGTCTTTAGCTTCAAAAGCTTTTAATCTTTTATCTTTAAAATATTCTGTGCTTGCATCAACATTGTATTCTCCAAACATTCTTCCACCTACTCTAGATAATAAACTATCACCTACCCCTGCTTGGTCATGAAATTTTCCTTTCATATACTCATCACGAAATTGTTTTTTTACATTACCAACTGCTTTCATACCTTCATAAACTACTTGTCCGCCTTTAACTCCAGCTACAATATCTGTCAACATTCCTCCGTCTTGAGGTTCTTCTCTGTATATTTGACTTAATTGTCCTCTTACTTGTGACATAATTAACCCTACTCTACTTGCCATAATTTTCTCCTTATCCTGTGCCTACACACGTTATATCTAAATCTGTATTTGTATTTGAATTGTTTGTAAATGTAACATCTTGTGTGGTGTTGTTATTAATGCTTTTATTTCTTTGGTAATAAAATCTTACATAATACGTTTGATTACTAAAACTTCCACTATGTGCTACAGTTTTGCTAGAACTATATGTTAAATGATTTGTTCCAGGGTCTCCACTTGTACTCACATCACACCATAAAATTCCGCTTAAACCAGATTGACTGCAAGTTATAGCAGTATTCCCTACGCCACTATTCAATGTTACTTGGTATACATCTGAAAAATCTGAACCATTAAAACCGAATCCAGTTAAAGTAAAATCATTTGGTATGTTAGACCACGCACCTGTTGCAGTTGTAGTTACATTTTGTGTAGTGCTCCAAGCACTCGTATGTAAAGGACTTCCTGTATTGCTACCGTTTTGTGCTCTTGCTCTAATATAATATGTTGTACTAGAATTTATATTGCTACTAAATGTAGCTGTTCCTGTAGCAGAACTTGCTGTTGTAGTGCCTTTTACGCTTGGAGTAATATACAAAGTTTGCAATGCTCCTGAATTAAAAGTGTCTACTGTATCTATTTGCACTTTCCAATGTCTTGTTACATATGCTTCTGCAGATAAATTAACTATTACCGAATTTACAGTTGCAGATTTTGTAAAAGAAGGTATAGCTGGAACGCTTGAATATTTTCCAATAATGTCTCCATCGTCATCTATGTTTAAAATTACATCTAACGTCGCATCTGTAGGATGGTCTTGACCAAACCAACCGCCTGTGTAACTATCACTATGATTGCCATCGTCATTAAAAGTACCATTTGTTCCATAAAAATTCACTGCTTGACCTTGGTCTGAACCATACATTTTAGAAGCATTTACAGTAAAATTAATATCATTAGTATATAAACTTCCTGCTGTTGCAGCAGTGTTATTACTGTCAATTTGAACTCCTTCAGCTGCTTCAAGTAACTGGG